CTCTTAATAGAAAAATCTTATATCCCATCACCATATAAAATAAAAATAATAAAAGATGGTTCTACACAAAAAGAAAGAAAAATTTTTAAACCAAAATATTATCCAGACCAAATAATTCATTGGGCTTTGATGTTACAACTCCATGAAGTATTTTTAAAAGGCATGTATGCTTATACTTGTGGAGGAATTCCAAACAGAGGAACCAGTTATGGGCAAAAGGCTGTTAGAAAATGGATAGATAATGACAGAACAAATACAAAATATTGTTTAAAAATGGATATTTCAAAATACTATTCCTCTGTGAATAAAGAAATTCTTAAACAAAAAATAGGAAATATTATCAAAGATAAAAATTGTTTGTGGCTTGTGGATATAATCATTGATAGTTGTCAAGATGGATTGCCCATAGGAAATTATACAAGTCAATGGTTTTCAAATTATTTTTTGCAAGACTTAGATTACTTTATAAAATCTGATTTAAAAGCAAAGTATTACATAAGATATGTTGATGACTTAATAATTATGGGAAGTAATAAAAAGACTCTCCATAAAATGAGAAGAGAAATAGAAACCTATCTTACAAAAATAGATTTGAAATTAAATCCAAACTGGCAAGTCTTTCCCTTGGCAAAAAGAGCTATTGATTTTTTAGGAATTAGATTTTATAGAGATAAAACAACTCTAAGAAAAAGAAATTCATTAAGAATTCGCAGAAGAATGAAAAAGATAAATTCAAAAGAAACAATGAATTACTTGGATGCGTGCGCAATTGTATCTTATTGGGGATGGATTAAAAGAACTGATAGTCATCGTTTTTACAATAGCTTCAAAAATAATAAAATAAATATAAGAGAAGCCAAATATACAATTAGCAGATACGCAAAAGAGGAAAGGATAAAAACATATGAACTATAAAACACAACCTTTAGAATATGGATATATTTTAAGGGATGATGGAGTAAAAGTATATCCAGATACACTAGAATATTTAGAATATGTTGCGTGGGTAAATGAGGGAAATACTCCTGAAATCTGGAATGAGGAATGGAGGCCAATAATTATTCGTAGAAATGAATTGCTTTTACAGTCTGATTGGACTCAACTTACAGACACAGTTCTAACAAATGATGAAAAAATATTATGGGCAGAGTATAGACAGAATTTAAGAAATATTCCTCAAGATTTTATAAATCCGCAAGATGTAATATTTCCGGAGGTTCCATGATACAAAACCTTGCAAAAAAAATACTTGGAGATGCTCAATTAGCAGAAATGAAAACTTCTCTTCCTTTGAAAGAAAGAATCTTAAAATTAGAAGAGGACAATATTATTCTAATCAAAGGGGTAGACACAACCAAACTAACAACAGAAGAAATAAACACATTAGGTATTACAGAAATAGTAGTGGAATAAAATAATCATTTTATAAATGAATATGGAGTAAAAATAAGGGGTATATAAATTATCATAACCCGTAATCTAAAGGAGGATGATAAATTATGATTTGGTCACAATTAGGTCACCTTCCTTTAGGTAAAATAGATGCGGTATCCTTGGTATCTCTTACCGTAGATGATTCCGCTCATGCTTTAACATCAGAAAATGTAACTTTAACTCAAAATTATTCTATAACAGTAAATAATAGTTCTCATGTTTTAACGTCAGAAAATGTTACTTTAACTCAACATTATGCTTTGTCGGTAAACAGCACTTCTCATGTTTTAACATCTGAGAATATATCACTAACACAGCACGGAACTTTAACTTTAAATAATAGTTCACATGTTTTAACTTCTGAGAATGTAACTTTAACTCAGCATTATTCATTATCAGTAAATAGTAGTTCTCACATACTAACATCAGAAAATGTTTCACTAACTCAACATGGGTCGCTAACAACAAATAATGCTTCTCATATTCTAACATCTGAGAATGTTTCACTAACACAACATGGAACTTTAACAGTAGCAGATTCAACACATGCACAAACAGTGATGAATGTTGATTTATCACAAAGCAGTGATTTGATGGTTGATGACACAACACATGTTTTAACATCTGAAAATTGTGTTTTGAGTCAACATCATATACTTAGTGTAAATGATTGTGCTCATGTTTTGACTTCTGAACAAGTTAATTTGACACAACGTCATTCATTAACAGTACAAAGTTCTACACATGTATTGACATCAGATAACGTAACTGTTTCTGTTTTTTATACTATACCCGTTAATGATTCGAGTCATGTATTAGTTTCAGAAAATGTTAGTTTAACACAGCATAATACACTTTTAACAAACAGTACTTCTCACGCTCTAACGTCAGAAAATATTGTTCTCACTCAACATTATGCGTTATCTGTAAATAATTCATCTCATGTATTAACATCAGATAATGTAATACTAACGCAGTATAATCATTTAACAGTCAATAATTCTCAACATATTTTGGTTTCAGAAAATGTTGTATTGACACAGAATTATGAACTAACGGTTAGTGATACCCAACATTTGTTGGTGTCTGATAGTGTGTCATTAACTCAGCATTTTGTATTAAGTGTAAATGATTGTTCTCATGTTTTAGTTAGCGAACAAGTTGTGCTAACCCAACATGGTATTTTAACAATTAATGATGCTCAACATATTTTAGTTTCTGATAATGTAACACTCCTTGCATCTGGAACCTTACAAATAGCTGATTGCAGTCATCTTTTAACTTCTGATAACATCAGTCTGACACAACACAATAATTTAAGTATAAATAATACTTCTCACGTGTTGACATCAGAAAATGTGACAGTAACACAAAACACCTCAATACTTGTAAACGACAGCAGCCATTTATTAACCAGCGAAAATGTTAGTTTGACACAAAAATATTCAATATTTGTGGATGATTGTAGTCATATACTAACATCAGAGAATGTAACAGTTACTTATCATGTTGCTCAATATACTGTGTATCCTCAAGATTGTTCGCATGTATTAACATCAGAGAACGTAACTTTAACTCAACATAGCTCGCTGGCAGTAAATAATTCAAGTCATATATTAGTATCAGAATCAGTTCTCTTATCTCAAAAGTTTGGGATAACAGTAAATGATTGTAGTCACGTATTAACATCTGATGAAGTTGGATTGAGTATTAAATTTGCTATATTAGTAAATGATAGTATTCATGTTTTAACTTCTGATAATGTTGCTTTGATACAATCTGGTGCATTATTTATAAATAATTGTAGTCACATATTAACATCCGATGAGGTTTCGTTAATTCAAAACTACAGTGTCCTGGTTGATGATGCACAACATTTATTGATATCAGATGAAGTAGTATTGATAGTAAAACACGTTTTAATTATATCAGATTCTCAACATTTGTTGATGTCTGATAATGTAGATTTAACACAACATAATTATCTTGCAGTGAATGATGCTTATCATATTCTTGAAAGTGATAGTGTTGCTTTTATTTGGATTATTATATTTGTATTATCTAGAAAGCTTGCGATGGATACAAGAATATATGATACTACAAGCATAGTAAGAAGAATCAATAGCAAAGTCAATATTGATAGAGAATTGTATGATAGTGTTGATGTTAGAGATTTATTTAATTCTAAAGTATCTGTTGATACTGAAATTTATGATAAGGTTGGATTTGTATAATCCAGAAAGGAGGTTATTATTTTTAATCCTCACGTGAATCCCTCTTGCCCTCCTAAAAACAATCTACAGGTCGGTGCTGTCAATTTATCTATAGAATTGCAATTGATGGATGGATATGTTCCATTAGACATTTCTGCTGCTTCTGTAAAACAGATCATTATTGATAAACCAGATGGGACAAATTTGACTAGAAGTGCAAGTTTTGTTACAGATGGCACAGATGGGAAATTATATTATTTGACTGTGGCCGGAGATTTTGATCAAGCTGGCACCTATAAAACACAAAGTTTTGTAACCATTCCTGGGTTTTCTGGATATAGTTCTATTACAACCTTTGAAGTATATGCGAATGTATAGCTTTAAATAGGTTATATAACCTAATTATTAGGTGAATGAATATTGTTGATAGGGAAGGATATTATTTAGTATCCTTCCCTATTATAATCGCAACTGTTTTGTAATTTATTGACAACTTTCTTAGATTATTGGTTGCGAATAAAGCAAGAAAAATCTTTTACTTGGAGAAAATAATGAAACAAGAGGTTTTTACCTCATGCCTAGAAAGATGGAAGAATTCTGATGGCTTCACAAAGTTCTGGCCAGAGCTTGCAGAAAAATGGGGATATCAATCTGGTGAAAGTTTAAGATGGGCATTTAAACAGGAACGAAAAAAACAGGGCATAACAAAAGAGAATAAAGAAACTAACAATGTAATCAAGTATTCTAATATGCCAAGAGTTGGAGTAATGGATATTGAGACTCTACCATTGATTTCTATGACGTTTGGAATTTGGCAACAAAACATTGGAATAGAACAAATTATTGCCGACATTTGTATGCTTAGTTGGGCAGGCAAATTTTTAAATGAATCGGAAATTTACTCCGATATTTTGACACAAGAAGAAGCTAAAATTAGGGATACTAAACGCATAGTCCAATCTTGTTGGAATTTTTTGTCTAAATGCGATATCGTAGTTGGTCATAATTTTTGCGGATTCGATAAGCTTCATATAAATAATGAGTTTCTTAAGCACGACCTACCCCCATTAAAATATATTGTTGTAGATACATTGAGTGTTGCTAAGAAAAATTTTAAGTTCACGAGCAATAAAATGCAATTCATAAATGACAAGCTCGGATTGACATCAAAAATGAAAAATGATGGATTTCCACTTTGGCGTTCTTGCAGCGATGGAAATCAAGATGCTTTAAACACTATGGAAAAATATAATCGAATAGACATTTTATCCGCAGAAGACCTTTTTTATAAAATGAGACCATATATCAATAATTTTAATGTAGCTCTTTATAATGAAATTGATCAGGCAATTTGTCCAGTATGCGGAAGTGAAAATTTATCCGATGAAGGGTTTTATTATACAGGTGCGGGAAAGTGGATTAGTATTAGATGTCGAGA